GCTGTCTAGCCTTATCAAACAGTTGTAAGTTTTCACCTGACACGTTAGGGAACTTTGTACCAAATATAGCTTGACCTGGTGCACCACCCTGTCTTCTAAATACTTTTCCTGGATAAACCGACAAGTCTTGTCCTGGAACTAAATTAGTTTCGTCTACTTCTATTAATAGGTTTCCTGATAAAACAGCATTATCAACTGCCATTCTCATAAAACCATTCATTAATGTCTGTGTGTCATCCATATTTTCTGCTAAACCTACACCAAAAAAGGAGTATGGATTTAACTCATATGGAGCAGCCATGTAAGGTATTTTTGCAGGTTTAAATGGATTAAGAACCATTCTTATTAATTTTCCATTACAAATCCAAATATTAGCTTGTAACTCATCAAATTTCTTTAACTCTCTTGGTATTTCTACCTCGTTTTCTTCAAGCATGTCAACGTCACACATGCCCCAATACTCTAGTACTTCAAATCTGTCTATACCATGTTCAGGTGCGTAATCAGACAAATCATCTTCCCAATATTTTTTATCGTAAGATTCACCTTGTTGTATAACCTCATCAATTACATTACTACGAAAATAAGGTCTCTTTTTAAGACCACGTAATTGAGTTCTTGACATTTTATGTCTCTCAACTACGTATTGAGCCTCATCCATATTTGAGGAGTCTGGGTCTGGGTAAAAGTTCCAAACAGATACATGTGATGTAGAAGGTATTGTTTTATAAACAGGACTATATTCCCCTTCCTCATCCCAATTAGGATATTCTTTATCTACAGCAAAAGGACCTTTCATTATACCTGTACCAAACAACGCCATTTCAAATGCTGTACTTCTTAGTTGTTTACTTGCATTTGACTCTTGTAGTTGGTCCATAATCTGCTTTTCCATATTCTTGGCAGCAATCATAGCAGGACTAAATGTAATAGATGTAGGTGTTTTACCTACCCCTTCTTCCAACCCTTCAATGTTTTCCAACTTGTCTTTAAGAGGTCCAAGCCTTTCAAGTAAATCTTTTTCAGTAGCCCCAGGAGGTAATTCTTTTCCATCACCTTCATACCCATATGGACTATCCATTTCTTGATTTTGTCGTAACTCTTCTGGCATTTTAGGGTCAAAATTGACATCTTTTGCAACACCTTCAGGTAAAACTGTTGGCTCAATGCTAATAGGAAACTTGTTACCTGCAAATAATACATCAACAATTTGTCCATAAGCTGCGAGAGTTTTGGTTTTAGTAACCTTGATAAAAACTCTTGACTTTTCTGCTTCAGTAAATTGTACATCACTTCCGTATAACCCCCTATAGTTTCTATATGACCTTAACCAACGTTCTTCATCATTATATCTATAATCTTCAGCACGCTTGTATTTGTCCATAACAAAATTTATAACACCGTTAACATTAACATCTGCTATTTGTGAATCTTCTACATCTTCTAATGCTATAGAATCATCTTCCATTGTTATTTCATTTTCTTCTGCCATTTTATATCCTTAATATCCAAATGTTGAGTCTGCTACAGGCATACTACTACTAGGTCTACCCATAGGGTCGTAGTCAAAAATACTAAATCTTGGTCTTGACATTATACCATATCTTAAAGCATCATACAAATGGTCTTCTGCTCTCGTATCTACGTCTTCAGGATTTTTCTTATCCAAAGGTATAGATGGTAATTGTGACACTGTATTAGTACAAGTATTAAAAAATACCAATCTTGGTTCTTGTGTAAACTCGTCTACTTGCAATCGTCTATGTATTTCATTCTTACCTGATACACGACTACCTTTACTTCTATCTGATGGTCTCCAACGACAACCCTTCATAATCATCTGTTCAGCCAAAGAAGGACCAGTATCACCACGTTTATGCCAAAGAGAGCTATCCAAAACCCCATACTTAATATTTCCATCATCGGCTTCAGCATCCAATATCATATCTGCCAAATCTGTGGCAAGGACTTTACTACAATATAACTCTCTATATACAATAATCTGCTCATCTGGAGAAACAGCAAACCACAACACACCACTATAAGAACCATAACCATAATCGCAAGCCCTAAATTTAACCCAATTTCTTGGAATTGAAAAAGGCTCAATAACGTGAATATGCCTATCAAACTCAGAAAAAGCAGCACCTTCTTTAATATCCCAATCACCTTCAAGCAACTGCCTACGTTGGTGTTCAGGTAAGGAAAGAAGCATTGCTTCATAGTCACCTTGCTCTGCGAGATATGGGTTATCCGATAATCTAGCAGGTATAAATCTTCTTTTAAATAACGCTTGTCCTTCTTTACTGTGTCCTTTTGGATAGGTAAGGACATTCCCTGACTCAATATCTGTCGCATCAAATTGTTTTCCGTATGGTGCAGGGTCAATGAACATTTTCTTGACCCACTGATGACCCGGACCTCCGGGGTTTGTTGTTGCTCTCATATACACTGGTAAATCAGGAGCAGTAGAACGCAAACGTGAACGCATATAGTTCCAAGCATACGGAGTAGACCATTGGGTTAATTCATCAAACCCTATCCAACTAAATGCCAAACCTTGATAACGAAGTACGTCATCGTCACGGTCTAGGTAAGACATCCATAATCTTGCACCTGATGGTGCTTCCCATTGCATCTTTCTTTCTGACCACTTTATACCCTTCCATATTTGAGGATACATTTCCTTAGATTTAAATATAAGTTCTCTAAGTTCTTCTGTTGTGTGTCGCAGTAGCAACCCACTAAATGATGGATGACCCATATATCTTAAAGGGTCTGCAAGCATGGCATATGATTTACCACCTCCTGCTGAACCACCGTATAATACTTCTCTTTCACCTGCCGCAAGAAACTCTGTCTGAGGACCTGGATTTGGTCTGAAGATTATATTTCGTTCTTCAATCGGTACTGACTCAATATTAGATACTTCTTGTATCTTAGGCTCTTGCACCTGTTCTTTCTTCTTCGATGGCTTTCGCCTTCTCGATTGCTTTCTCGGCGTAAGCTGCCCACTTTCTGAGAGTTCTAGCTTGGTCCTTACGTTGTTTTTCATTTATTAACCTTTTCCTTAACCCTACATGAGATATTTCTCTGCCTGTTTTCGTAGTAAGCCAATTTGCTACTTCACGATAAGAATATTGTTTTATATACTTTCGTGCCATTTCTATTGCTTCTAACTCAAATGGTATTGGGTCAAGTAAATCAGAGTCTTCTTCATTTAACTTATATCCAAATGGAATAGTCCTAGCTATTCTAGGTATCTGTATCCATTCTTTTTGTTCTTCATCTTTTAAGTCTGTCGGTTGTGGAAGTTTCCACTTACCTACACTTCTATCCATATTATGTTTTAGTTCCCTTTAATATCATCTTGTTTTTTATGTGAGGAGTCTTAAAAATACTTTCGTCTGTAGTCTCTCCTACAACACCAGTATATTTATCTGCTTTTTTTCTTTTTGTTCTTGCGTCATCAAAAACATTATTGTCTAACTTCTTTTTTAAGTTATCAACTATTTTAATGTCGTTCATATATTTTTTAGGAGTTATAGGCATTATTATTTTTTCTTTCTATTATCTACCACTTTTACAGGATTCATATATTTTTTAGTTAAAAGTCCACCAGAAGAAAACTTGTCTTCGTCACGCATTATACCTAAACCATATATCTCTTCCATAATTTCTATTTTAGGTAATTTATCTAATTCACTTTTACTTAAATCATAAATTTCTCTAAGACTAACACCATACTTATTTATCAATTGTGCCTTAGAATAACTTCTTAAATCTTTTGTTAAACTAGACATATTTACTCTCCTGTGTTCTTTGGTGGCAAGAGCATAACACCCCCTGTGCTTTCCACTTGCATCTTCTCAGTCTTTACTAAACCTGTTCTGTCTAGTAATTCTTTAGCAGCTGCCATCTTATCTCTTATACCTAGCTCTGTAGGGTCGTATAAGCCTCCTACCATAGCCATTGCAGCTTTAGGTGCATTCCTACTCATAAAAAGCTGTGTAGCCTCTAGAATCTCATCTTTCAGCGATTTAACGATATCTGTAGTACTAGAAGTTTCTGAATAACCTGCTAACTTTTTAGCTGTTACTACATCTCCCCCTGCTTCATCAAATAAAACAGATAGAAACTTCTGCTGTCTTTCAGTTAGTTCTCTACTCATGTGGGTATACTTTCTCTTGCGTATTGTCTATCAACACGTGTAATTAGTCTCTTTGCTCTTTCAGGAGTTTGGCGAAACCACTTACTGTCTTCCATCTCGTCTGCCATTCTTGCCCAGTCTAAATCTTCTACCGCAGCAATCATATTTTTAAATTGACTTA